TTTGCTAAACTTTAAAGTAGGTTGTTCTTTAGTTGTTTCTTTAGGTGTAACAATAAAAGTATCAACCTCTCCTTGCACTGGAGTAGTTTTAATTTGTTTATATTCCCATCCTAGCTCTTTAGAAAACCTATCAACCATAGCCTTGTAAAGTCTAGTTCTGTTGCTTTCAGAACTATTAAACACAACCCCTTTAATGTTGTTTTCTTTTACAAAATCTAAAACCGAATTAGCTACTATGCTAAAAGTTTTTATAGCGCTAGTTTTACCTTCTAAAGATTTACCTGTAATGTCAAGCCCACCTTCATAGTCTTCAAATTCAACGCTTAACAATTCTTTAGTACTTATACCTTTAGCTTCAAGTTGTTTTTTTAGTTCAAACTCAGCTTCAAAGTCGTCTGATATATCATTAAGCGGAATAAGTTTTAATCCAAACTGTGTGTCACCTACTTTAAATTCTCCTTCAAAAGTAACATGACCAGTGTCTATGTTTTCGTTTTCTTCAAATGCTATATCTTGTTTAGTGCTTAGACTAAACTTTAAGGTAGGCGCTCTATCTATTTCAGATAATACTTTAGCTCTTTTAGCTGGTTCTATTTTACCTTCAGTAACCTCAGGAGCAGCGTCTTTAACTAACATTTCAGTTACAACATTAACTAAACCAGCTTTTCTTTTTTGATTAAAAAATTCTTTAGCCTGTTCAAGCGTTGTAGGTAGTTTAGAAGACACTTTAGGTCCAGACTGTAAGTTAGTATCTTTTGGTAATATACCTTTGTTAACAGCTTCCCTAGCATCCTTAACGTTTAACCTAGGACCTTGCTCTGCCAATACTTTTACTTTAGCTTCTCTTTCTAGTTTAACTAAGTCCGATGCTGGTAAAGCTTTTAATACTTCTAATATATTTTTATTAAGAAATTGCTCGTCTATAGCTTTCTCTGTACCCATAAGATCAGATACGGCTTTACGTAGCTTACTTTCTCTAGCTTTTTTATTTACAGCTGTTTTAACTTTCTTACCAGGTAAGTCACTACTTAATATTTCGCCTGAAACTTCTTTAGCTAAATCGTATATTTCATCGCCTTGCTTGATACCAAGAACTCTTCTAAGCTTAGAAGTAGCTTGTTTGTCAGTAGACACAACGTCAACTGCAATTTCTTCAGCAGCAACACCTTTAGCTTCAGTTACATCATCTGTAAATTCTTCACCTAGTATTCTTTTCGACGCCTCTATAGCTCTAGCTGGTAAAAACTTATTTATATAAGCAGCCAATGGAACACCAGACTCAGGTTTATATTCTTTAATTAAATCTAATATACCACGTTTACCTGTTTCTACTTCGTCAGTAAGTAGCTGTCTGTCAAACCCTGGAGCTTGAGATCTTTTTTCTACTATTTTATTTGTTATAGGTTTAAACTGCTCTATAATGTCAAAAGCAGCAGCTTCACCTTGCGCGTCATATAGCTCTTGAACTTTAGTCGATGCTTCTTCAGATCTAGATAAATTTAATTTACCCGTTTTCTTCTCATCTTCTTCAGTGCCTAACTGAATTCCTTGCGTAGCTTTTGTGGTCCAGCTAGATACAAAATTAAAAACATCATCAGCAGTATCTAATTGAAAATACATAGACGCATCGCCGTTTATATATTTCATTACACTATTAACGTAAGTTTTTATTTCAAAAACACTATTAAAAGCACTTTTAGGCAAAACACCCATATTAGTAAAATCAGCTACAGCTTGAATAAGTTCGTCTGCATCTATCTCTCCGTTGGTATCTTTGTAATCATCAATTCTATTTTCAAAAGCGTCGTATTCTTCTTTTTTTATAGATCCTTGATCTAAAAGATTTTTAACTTTTGTTTTTATTCCTTCTATCATTTTAACAGCATTGCCAGAAACTTTACCGTCTTTTATTATTCCAGCTTTTCTAGTTTGTATATGCCCTAACTCATGAAGAGGCGACATGGCTGCTATTCTAGCTCCAATTCTACCTTTTGTTGCTATATTTTTAACTATATTTTCTTTAAACACAAGGATATCGTTGCTGCCAGTTGGATTAGCCGCATTATTATCATTGTCATAACCCTCTAAGGCTTTAGTTTGATTTTCATCGCTGTAGTTATTATCTTTTAAATAAGCCTCAAATTCAGCTCTATTGTTAAAGACTATTTGATTTATGCCTTTTTGGTTTCTAGTTACGTTTTTAGAAAACTCATAAAGACCATAAGAATTAGCAGCCTCTACAACATCAGAAGTTTGTCCTTTAAACATATCTAAAACCTCTTGGCGTTTACCATCAAAAACTTTTTGTCTGTTTGACAAAAGATTATCGTATTCAGTTTTTAATCTGTCTAATTCGTTTTCAGACCAAGTGCTTACATCTCCACTAGCTCCAATATTAGCAGCTTCTCTTCGTACGTTTCTTAATTCTCTATTTGTTTCTGTTATAGACTCAAATTCATCAGCAGTTAAATCAGATATTTTTAAAACCTTATTAGTATTATCTAAAGCTAATTTTTCTAAAGCTTTCTTTTTTGATTTTTCAAGTAAATTTCTAGCTTTTATAGTTAATCCACCTTTATCTAATTGAGTTTGAATGTTTAGTAATTCTCCTCTTAGTTTACTTTCTTTTCTAGCTTCTGTTCTGTCTGAAAACTCTTGACTAACTGCATTGTATATGTTAGAACCTATGGCAGGACCACCTAAAGCAAGTGAAGTAACTGCAGTTGATCTAAAAAAATCAGAATCTATTCCCTCAAAAAAATTTTTATCTTGCTGAAGAACAGCCTCGTCTGATAAATTTTGACCAAGCGTAGTTAATGTTTCTTCTAACGTGTTTATAGAGATAGAAAGAGGCATACCAACAGCAACTGCACCCACAGATTTAGATATAGTTCTACTTAATCCGGCATTAAAAACTTTTCTAAAACTATTATACCCAATAGCTTTAGCATACTTTTGAAAGTTTCCTATAAATCCTAAACTACCTAAAGTTTCAGCTCCAGCTGCTATTGCTCCATATGCGACACTATTAAAAGATTTTTGAAACTGCGAAAGATTTAATACGTCTTCTTGTTCCGATATTTCTTTTTTAATTCTTTCAATATCGTATGGATTTGTAGCACTTTCTAAAGCTAAATTAAGATTAGCTAATACTTTTGGTGCGGCTCTTTGCTGTATTTCTAGATTAGACATTTCCCCACCAGCTTCCATAGTAAAAAAAGCACCAAACATAGCTTTTGCAACCGTCTTTGTTCCTATAAGACCTAACTTTGCAGCTCCCATAGTCGAAACGGTAGTAAGTATAGAACCAGATTGATCAGCTAAAGTTCTAGACCAATAGCCTTTATCGCCATACCGTAATAAATCAGGTTGGTTTTCTTTTTCTTTAGCTAAAGCTTGATTATAGTTTATCGCACCTCCTTTTAAGTTTTTAAGATAATTATGAGTTTCTTTACCCACAAAGTCAGACGCTCCCTCTCTTTGAAACATAGCTTCATCAACAAACTGAACTGTATTAGCTATACCTTTAAGAGCACTAGCACCAAGCATTGTACCAGATCCTATAAATGATTGCTCTATAGCTAAAGAGATTCTATTTTCTAATTTGTAGTTTTTTTGAATTGCTTCGTTACCTATTTTAGTTACTCCAAAATCCTCAAAAGAATTTACAATTGAATTATTTCTTTTGTTTAATTCTTGTTTTTCTAATTCTAAATCAAAAATAGTGTTTTTAACATAGTTATTTCTTAATTCAACTTTTGAATTTAAATCTACTATTTGGTTGTTTACAATACCAAGCTCTTCTTGAGTAGTAGGTTTTGCAATTTTAATTTGCTCCTTAAGATTTGTTATTTCAGAATCTAAACTTATTACTTGTTTTTCAAAATTAGGTATTTTTTCTTCAATAAAAGTTTCTGAATCTTTAGTTACTAATTTAATTTCTTCAAAAACTCTTTTTTCTTGGCTTTCTATAGCCTTTAACGCATCTTTAGTTTGCGAATCTCCACGAAATTTATAAGTTCTATCTTGTATAGTTTCTGTTCTAACCAAATCTCTTCCAAATTTAGCCTCAAAATCTAAAGCGTCTTTAGTATAAGCAACTTCGTTTTTAGCTATATCAGATCTAAAATCATCATCACCGGGTAAAAAACCAAGCATTTTATTTTGCTCAATTTCACTTAATTCATTATCATTTATAAATAGTTGAGCTGCTCGTTGTTTTTCTCGATTAATAGTACTCTTTACGAAGTCCTGAGGAAGATCTTTTATGTCAATATTTTCTTGATCTAAATATTGTTTGTATTTTTCTTCACCTAGATATTCTTTAATAGGAATAGGTTTGTTGATGTATTCTACTTGACCTGGAAGTATACCTGTTGATTTACTTTTTATAACAGGTATTTGATCTAAATTAAAATAATCTTTTAAAATTATCTCTCTTGTGGAATCAACTGTAACTTCTTGTATCGAATCTATAAAACCTTTAGACATAGGATCATTTACTTTTGAGCCATCATTTGGGTCGTATTGAATTCCTATAGTTTTATTTAATTCTGCTTCTGTTTGGTAATCTTTATTTTGAGTTTGTATGGAAGCTTTGTAACTTTTAGGAAACGCTTTAACATAGTCTTCAACGTTTTTAAATTTACCCTTACCTTCTCCTACGTATTCTTTTTGTATCTCTTCGTATGAATACTCATTTCCTTGTACTGTTACTGTTTTTCTAGTTCCGTTTCTATATTCTTCTTCTATAGGGTCAGCTGGGGTTTTTTTGGATTCCAAAGAACCATTTTCCAATTGCAATGCCGTATCTTTTGTTACTGCAGGTGCAACCTCCTCCACAGCAACTTCCGGCTTTCCCTCTTCTTGCGGTCCAACTGTTTTTTCTTCTTCAACAAACAATTGTGCTGTTGGGTTTTTTGCTAAAAAATCATCTCTGTTGATTAGTCCAACTCGAAATTTCTTACCGTCTATTATATAAATTTCATTCATAATTATACTGCAAATGTTTCGTCAATAACTTCTTCTTCAACCATTTCAGGTTGTACTTTTTCTTTTACAACTTCCGTAGTTTGTCCTACAGCTACCGTTGGTAGCAATGGTTTTAAACTACCAAACATAAGCTCTTGAAACTCAGCTTGCTGCCCAGCGTCTACATTTTTACCATTAGCCGCCACAGCAAACTTAAGATCTTCTTCCATGTTAAAGTTATTTCTCCAAACTCTATTAGCTTCTTGATAATCATTCAATAAAGCATTTGCTCTAGCTGAAGATCTAGCTTTAGTGTCATTAACTATCTTAGCCATATTAGCCGGTATAAACTCTGTTTGTAGTTTACCATCTGAAGATACTTCTATATATTTTTGATCTAGTAATAAATAGGCATCGTTATATTGTAAGCTATTATCTATAACACCAACTTGCTCTCCGTCTACACTTAAAGTGCTTGGAGCTTGAAGCATTTTTATATTTTCACCTTTTAAATCTAATACAACTCCAGGATCGTAAGCCAACCAAGTTAATGCTGGTTTTTCTACATATTCGCCATCAAGAATAGATCCAGTATATCTTAATCTTATTTCACCATCATCTCCTACGACATACTCTTCATTAGCATTATCACCAGCTAAACCGCTTCTTATTGCCATTGTTTTACACCAAAGTGGAGTATCTTTACCTACTAACGCCATGCCTCCTGGCTGTCCAGGGTTTTTAGAACCCTCAATACCAAAATATTCTTGCATAAAAATAGCATCAGTGTCTTTGCCTATTTCTATAATTTTATAAAGTTCTTGTAAAGATTTATTTAGCTTTGACAAAGCTACACTAGCATCATTACTTTCTTTTTTTGTTTTAGCTTGAGCGACAGCGGCATCCGCGTAGTATACTCCCCATATAAGGTCGTTACCTAGATTAGCTAAAGATGGGTTTCGTATACCGCCTTTTTTAATATTTTTTAAAGCCTCTTCTTGATTATCAAATAATCTTGCGGATATATTACGCTGAGTAGTAGCAGCTTCTTTTTGAGAAGCAGACATAGAAGCTTTGTTTTTATTTATAGATTTAACGGTATCTAAGCCTAATTCACTTATAGAGCTAGTCCATATTTTATTAGCTTCTTTATTTACAGATGTAAAGGTATTTTGTTTTGCTTTCATATTTTGATTAACCTTTATTTGTTGCTCCTAATGCTTTTGCAGTATAAAAAGAACCAGCTAAATTACCTACAGCTGAAGCTCCTCCAGCTATAGCAGCTCCTTTAGCTTCAATAGACGCTCCTTCTTGCATTGCTGCTCCTGTTATTTGAGACTGCTTTCTATTAAGTTGCTCTTTTTCTCTTTTCTCTTTTTGATTAAACTGAAATAATTCAGCGTCAGCTTCAACGTCTTGTATTCTTTTAGCTTCGCCCATTAGTCCAGATTGAACTCTCTTGGCTTCGCTTAATTGAATTTGTTGAAGGTTTGCTTCTCCACCTGCTCTTAATTGTTGATTGTTAGCCTCTTGCTGTTCTATGCTAGCAGCAACACCTTTTTTACTCTCTAAAGCCATTCTAGCTAAAGCCGTAGCTCCACCAGCACTAGCTCCTGTAGCTCTAAGAGTGTCTAAAGTGTTAGCTAAAGCAATGTCAGCTTCTTCGATTTGCATTTCCGCAGCTGCTGTAGAAACAGCTAAATTAGCATAAGGATTAGAAGCTATGCTGCTAAGGTCAGAGACCATGCTAGATAAATCTGTTACACCTTCATAAGGATTTATAATATCTTGTCTGTTCTTTTCTAGCTCTTCTAGTTCGCCAGTAAGTCTGTTTTTGTTTGATCTAGCTCGTCTTTCTGCTTTACCTGCAGAAATAGCACCTATAGTACTACCTGCTACCGATGCTATGCCTCCAATTATTAATGATGTTACTAATCCCATTTATATTATTTTTTTTGATATTTCATAAGAAGGTTTTTCGTCTATCGTGTAGTTTAAACTCTTATGTGTTTCCATTAAACTTTCATTTCTACCTATGCTTATAATAGCCTCACAACCGCTTATTTTACCTACGTATTCTAATCCGGATATTAACATTTTAGTAGCTTCTTTTCTGTCACTTTCTCTATAACTTGGATCAGAAACCAACCACTCCATCCATCCTATTTTAGAGTTAGTAGTGTAAATGAATCCAGCTATAATTGGTAATCCGTTTTTTTCTACTATAAGCCCACCTGTTCCATTTTCAGGAAGTAGTGCTTTAGGGGGATGATGCTGCCAATCAGGCCACATTTTCCAAAGACTAACTAAAGTGTCCCAATCAGACTCCTCTAGTTTTCGTATTTTTAATTCCATTTGATTTAATTTAATATGATGACTCTACATATTGTGAAGAGACTGCAAACAATTCTTTCATTCCGCCTACATCAGTTACAGTATCTGTTGATATTATTACCGTTGAAAAATAACCTTTTATACCTGTCATATCTGCTCCCCAAACAACTTCACCAGCCGCTGCCGGACTGTTGTTTACAAGATTAGCCATATATTTGTTTTCTTTTCTAGTGAATCCAGCGTGATTAATTGGCGGGGTTAGTCTAGCAGGGTATTCATTACCAAAATTATCATAAGAACCTTGGTTATAACTATATATTACTTTTGTAGTGTCTTGAGTACCGTTAACAAACGGATCGTTAACAGCGCTTTCAGGCGTTCCAACGCCATGAGTTCCTGTTATATCTGACTTAAACGAAGTTATTTCCCAACCATTACTACCTTCGTAATTTAACGTCTTAAATACTTTAGACATGCTTACTTTAGGATTAAATATAAAAGTAACATTTGAACTATACTGATCTCCATAGAAATTTGCTCTTTTAGCATTGGGTCCGTAATGAACAAATATAGCTCCATCTTTAAGAGTATAGTAGTTGCTTTTTAAACTAAAAATTTGATCTGGTTTATAACTCATAAAGCTAGGAAATCCATTAACGGTATCATCAAATGAAACTGTAGAATATGTATTTGTCCAAGGCTGTAAAGATAAAACATATTGCTTAGAGTGCATGTCCCATCCTCCAACGGCTTTACCTATATCTACACTTCTAGGACCATCTAAAGAACTCAGGTTGTCTCTAAAGTAATCAGACATGCCATAATTAGATATCTCTGTTAAACCGTCTCTAGAAAGTCTTAAAACAGCGTTTCTATCTTTATCTGTAAAGTATTTTCTAAATCCATAAATAGCAAAGCTTTCTGGGTTTTTACTTATACCATAATTACCACTAACTGGTCGTATTGCTCCAATAACCTCATTAGAAGAAGTTACTGTTCCGCCGCCTTCAGCAGAATATATAGCATCTTTATCTATAAGAGCTTGACTAACTTTAGCTTCTTGAAAAATTAATAAATTCGTATTTTCAGCATACAATCTTTGTATAGATCCATTTGCAGGATTTACACTTTTAACAATATCTTCTCCAATAGAAAAAACATTAGTATCATTGATGCCTGTTCTAGAATTAAATATTCCAGAGTATATCATTGAATTTACTCTACGCGAAGCATTTGGATTGTCTTCTACTAAATAAGCTTTAACTCCTAATTCAACAGAAGTATTGTTATAACCTCCTCTAATTCTAGATTCTTCTATAGCCCAATTCTTATTATCAACCCCAGCAGTTTTAGGGTATGTATTGTCTCCTCTAGAGCCATTCCAAACAGGTGTAATGTCATCTGGGCCTACTGTTTTTCTCAGTATAAAACTGTTAAAATATTTTATTTCTATTACTCCCATATTATATTATCACTGTTATTAAGTATTACTTACATCGCTAGTAACAGGTTGTGCTGTTGCAACAAATTTTTTACCATCCGCATCAAACCTTGCGACAAATAATCTGTTTGATGTATTTGAAGACGAAAGATCACTAGGTGTAACCGGTGCAGTCTGAATTGACGCATTTTCAGTCCCGTCTGCTGAAGGCTCAGCACCTAATGCGCTATAAGAATACCAACTGTTTCCTGTTGTTCCTCCGCCATCTACCCAAGGTAAATTAGGAATCCATTTTTCTGTTAAATCTGAATTATTATAAAATTGAGTTACATACCTTAAAGACCATTCTCTAGCCCAAACTTCAACCGATGGCACTTCGTTATCCGCGTAACCAACATTGTTTCTACCTCTAGGCGATACCATATATTGAAAAGACGTTTCTGGGAACTTGTAATAAAAATCACCAAAAGATAATTTTACTTTTATATTGGAATTAACAAGATTTGCTCCATTTTCACCAAATATAGTTGGAGTTCTTAAATTAGTTGGAGTTGGTGTTATGTCTAATGTTTTTCCACTTGTATTTGGAGTTTTTTGATCATTAGGAGTTTGAGGGTATCTAATTAAAAGTCTATATTCTCCAAACTTATCATTTGTAGTATTGTCATAGCTTTCGTCTTTTCCAAAAGCAAACACTTTAGAAGCTGTAGAAGTTGTTGTACCTTGAGAACTTGAAGCAGGATACGTTGTAGATGTTTCTATCGTGTCTTGTTGTAAAACACCTCCTCCAATACCGTTAACACTTTCGGTACTATCGTTTAATACTCCAGTAACCCCAAAACTAGATGTGCTAATTATTGCGCCTTCATTAGTGCCATCAAAACCTATAATTAATCTACCACCAGCGCCACCGCCACTTCCAACGTTTTGTTGTGTTGCTCCAAATTTCATTTCTTGGCCTTCTACATCTGTTGCGGTTGTCCAAGCTGTATTTGCATCGGGTCTATATTGTAAATAAGCTGCTCTAATTATACCTATTTGCTGAGAAGTTGTAGGATAACCTTGACTAGCGTCTTCATAAGGCCACATTGTAAAACTAAAATCAACTTTAATATAAGCAGTTCCTACGGTTAAATCGTTACCTGCGCTTCCAGCTGCCGCGTCAAAAGCACTTGGTCTGTAGTTTGAATTTTTCCAAGAATACAGGTTGCCATTATTATCTTTGTAATTGGGGGTAAGTAGATTTAGATTACTTTCAGGCGAAGCTACAAGTCCATTTTCAGGTAATTCTAAACTCTGGTACGCAGCTCTTCCTTCTGTTCCAGATGCGTTGTTTTGCATGCCAACTGGAGATTCAGAGTCTATTCTACTGCCTATCATGGTAGCATAACTACTTTGAGCTCCCCAATACACTCCTACAGACTCTAATCCTCCTGTTAAGTCAATGTTTTCTTTTTTTCCAAAACTATCATTAATTGGAGCTTCTCCAAATAAAACAGAAATAGGGGTGGTTAATTCATCAGTAACTCCTCCTGAATCAGTTAAAACTAAATCAAACGTATATATTCCAAAAGCAGTTCCACTAGTTTCTGTTAAAACTCCAGTTTCTGAATTTAATGACAAAGCAGGTAATTTTGGATTTTGATTTATAATATTAAAAATTAAATCTTTTTTGTTTTGTTCAGCAGTACCAACAAAACCATTAACGCCTGCAAAAGTTGTTACTGGATTTGTAAGAGTTCTATTAGACGGCGCAGCTATAGGCGATCCTCCACCCACAGGTACAAGTGTTGGAGATACGTTTATTAAATTTTGATTTGTAATTGTAACTGGTTGAAATGTTGGATTTGCTATTGATGGATCATCATTTCTAACGTTAAAAGTAAAAATAAAAGTATTTTTGCTAGCTTCAGGACTGTAATAAATAGAAGTAACAATACGCAGATTATACTTATCATCTTGACCAGCTTCGTTAAATTCATCTAAAGCCCAATTAGAAGTAATGTTATCACCGTTTGCGTTAAACACGCTCACAAGACTTACAGTGCTAAGAGCCATAGCTTGATCTGCAAAATCAACCTCTATAGCTGGAGAAAAAGGAAGTGCTGTTGCAAAGTTACCAACAACAAAACCTTCTGTTTGAACAAAATTAAAATTTATCCACCCGCTAACGCTATTATTAACGCCCGCTATAGCGTTTAGATCAGATATTAAACCAGCTGTGCTTGTTTCCCAGAATATTTCAAGTAAAGATTCTACAGGTGCGGTTTCAAAGATACCTAAATGTATATTATATGCGTCTTTATAGTTTGCTTGTTGTAAAGATCCTATAGGGTTTCCAGCATTATCTCCTTGTGCTAGTCTAACCAAGTAAGGGTTACTATCTTGTTGATAAACAGTAGAATAAGGAGGTCCAATAGTTCCTCCGCCTCCAGTGTCGTCTTTGAACATCTCGTCTTGAGTTGCTATAGTTGAAACAGTTTGAGGATTAATTATTGGATAATAAGGTATGTTTATAGTGGGTGGCGTTGCAGCTGGCGAAGGAGTTACTCTGCCATATAACTCTACAGAGCTTCTAAACTGCTTTTGATCTGGTCCTACCTCAGTTAAATCTTTTGGCACTTTATTTATATTATCACCTAATATTGTTATAAAAGCAACTGTATTTACAGGATCAGGCTCAGTAGTTGCGCCTGCTCCATGATCTGGATAACCATTTAATATACCAGGAACAAAAACATTATAATATTCTTGCTCTGTTTGCTTTACAACAACTTTATAAGAATACCAACCTAAAGGATTATAACTGCTACTTCCTACATTATCATTATACAAACCAGGCCAACCATCTGTAAGTCTTGGACCGTCTGAAGATATAGCGGTATTTATTAAAACCTTTAAAGAATCACCAGGCCAAGAATTTATTGAATTTGTTTCAGCAGGAGTTTCTAAAGCCGGATTAGGCATGTATTTATGATAAAAAGTAGAACCTCCATAGGTTATTCCATCTACAGTTTGCGTAATTGAATTTACAGGAGACAGTATAGTAGTAGATTGTCTTCCGTATCTATCTGAAAGCACAAATCCTACTTGATAATTTCTATTTTGTTTTACCGTGTGCTCTGGGTATTCAAAAATACTAGTAAAACCGTTTGTTGGGTTACTAGAATTTTTAAGAGTTACCGCTACATCATAATCTATTGTAGCTGGTGGCGTATGTTTATCTTGAAAATTACTATAAACTATTCTATTTCCTATAACTTCTTGACCATAAGCTCTAACAGGAACCTTGTCGTATACTCTTATTATTTCGCTTTCAGGAAGAGTTTTATAAGGTTTTCTTGATTGATAATCATACAGATAAGTTGTAGTTTGATTTAACGTGTCGTCTGAATTTCTACTAAATACGTCAAAAGGAACAGAGTCTAAAACTTTAACATTTAAAGAATCAGATTCTTTGTATAATATGTCTATTTCAGAAACATCTAAAGTTGAGTTCAAAACATCCGCATTAAAAGGAAGTGAAATATACAAGCCAACGTTGTTAACTTTATTTTCCATAAACTGAACTATAGTACTTCTATACGCTTTATCTTCATCTCCAGGTAAAAAATAACCGTCTTGCTTTGGTATGAAAGCCTCTTGAGTAAAAGGAGCTAATATAGAATACTCTCCATCGTTAAATTTAAACCTATAACTAAACATTACAAATTTGCTTTCTAAATAATCTGGATCTCCTGGCCAGTTTTGGTCATAAAAAGGATTTGCAGTACTTCCATCTGGAAGAGTTTCTGAAGTAACATCCTGCATTGAAGTGTAGTAAGTTCCGCCTACACTGTAGTACAAATTAATAGCTTGATAAGGATTATATTTAGCAACAGATATTAAATCTTCTGATACATAGTAGGTTCCATCACTAGCTAAATCAACATTTAATTTCCTAGGTTGATTTCTATTGTCGGTCCAAAATAATAAATTTTCTAAAACATTAATTCCATATATAGGGTTTGTAGTGGAAAAATTTAAAAAAGCACCTTGAGCCACTACAGAAACATCACTTGTTAAAATGTTATATGCATATATGTAATTGTTAGCTGAAGAACTATAAGTTATATTACTAGTTTGAGGTTCTGTATAATCTGTTAAAAAAACATATACAGTAGAAGAATTAGTATCAGCAAAAACCCCTATAGATTTTAAATTACATCCACAACCAGAAATAACACTAAAATCAACATTAGCGCCGGTTGAAGTTGAAGCTGGTAAATTACCTACAACATTTTCTAAAGCACCTACGTCTTCGCCTTCTGATTTACTAACTTGTATATTTTGTCCATCACGATATTCACCTGAAGGTAGTAATCTACTATCCAGGTCTTTATTCATTTTAGACTTTATAAAAGCATTTTTAACTTCAGCCATTTAATCTAGTATTTAATCCATTTAGATTTACCTCGAGCAATCTGAACAAACTCATTTAATTTTATATTTGATAATCTAATTTTAGCGTTTCTAAGTTTAGCACTTTTTTCACGTCTTAATCTTTGTATAACATATTCAGGTTGATTAATTCTAGTTGCTAGTATAGCGTGGCTAATGTGAGCATATAGCGCCTCTTCAGCTAGTTTAGGTATTTTCATATCAGCGTCATAGCCTAAGCCATCTGATATATATTCTAATACTATAAGTTTATCGGCAAGATCACTAGAAAAAGACATTTTGCCGTTTCTTTCATTTATAGTAAACCATCCGTTTACTTGAGCTGTTTCTGGTTGTAAACCATATCTTTGACCAAAGTAATTATCTCCATACATACCACCATAACCTAAGCCATCTGATAATAACATGCCTGTTAAATTGCTTTGAGCTGCATTAATTTGTTCTAAATTATTAGTAGCCCATCGCTCTTCTGTTATAGAAGTGGTGTCTATATTTTCACCTAAATTATCTTGTATTGCAATACCTTGTGCGTCTTGACTTGGTATTTCATAAGGATTTGTAGTTAAAGTTGTAGGGTATATAATATGTTTTATTCCTTGACCATCTATCCAGGATACGTTTACGTAGTTAACGTAATCTTGAGGAAGTGGTATACTAAGATTAACCGGAATATTTAGTTCTTGAGATCTTATACTTTTTAAAGTGTCATAGCTAAACTCTTGTAATCCTCTTTTAGCAAAGAACATTACGTCTGTTGTTTTTACGCTTGGGATTAATTTCCCTGCTCCAACGTAACCAACCATGAAATTATTTATAACATCTTGTAACGAAGTATAAGCATAACCGCCATAATTATCTTCAACTATATCACCAAAAGCATCTCTATCGCCATATTCGCCTCCGTATTGGGTAAGCAATTGAATTACAAACCAATCACTAGCAGGCGGAACAACGCCTAACGTTAAAACGTTATTAGAAACAGTAAACGTTCCAGTATATTCAGTAAAAGTTCCAGGAGTACCAGCCGTAGCGCCTTGAGAAGCGTATAATCTAAAATTGTTTAAATTATAACCAGCTGCCGTAGAATCTGAACTACCAAACGTTAAATCAGTATCAAAAGTAGCAGTAAAAGAACCGCTAGCGCCATCCGTTATAAAAGTTTGAGAGCCAGCGTAGTACTGAGCATTAGTTTCGGTTATTAATCCGTTATTAGGTGTAGCCATTGTTTAACTTTTTTTATTAGTTTCATCAGCTTGCACTAAAGCGGCTGCTGTTTGCACTACTTCGTTATCTCTTATAATTATACCAGAATATAATAAAATCTTTAATATAACTTCCGTTTGTTCTGACTCATGTAATTCAAAATCAACAGAACCAGTAAGTTGAGTATCTTGATTATACTCTTTAGGATTATAAACGTATTGTCCTAAATTACCAGTCGTAAAACCCCAAATAATATTATTTGGTTTTCTTATGTAATCAACTTTTATTTTATCAATTATACTTATAGGTTTTACAAATAACTTTTGATTTTCATAAAGATAAGCTGGATTTATAGTGCTAGGTTTAGTAAGTCTAGACTGATTAGCATAATAGAACTCATGCCTATCAAGTCTTTGAACAACTTTTTCATCATTATAAAGTACATTACCTAGTCTATAAAAAGAAACCGAATTACCGTAGGTATCAGTTGTAGGTAATACAAAATATGATAGGCCACCAACAGTAGTATATATTGCGTCGCCGAATGTTTTAAAAATAGCTAATTTTTCGTCAATATTTTCTTGTCTATCCGCATAATCTGTATCTGCTTGAAATACACGTAGTTGCTGGTTAAGATCATCAAAATATTTTTCAAATATTTCTAACTGTACTTGTGTTGCTACTGTGTTAAATTCAGTCGGAGTCATATAACCACGCTGCTCTTTATTCAGTATCATTAAAACAGTTTGATATACTGTATTTACGTTTATAGCCATTTGTTGTTATTATTAAAATAAAGGAGGCTCGCGCCTCCCTTATAATATTACATGTTAAGAGAACTTTTTCTCTATAGACTGGAATACTTGTATTCCTTCGTCAGTCTTGAAGAAAGATGCCATAGCTGAGTATGGATTTTCATCAAAAGGTATTGTCATTAATTTACGCCCATTAGATGCCCAGGTAAATGTTCTTTGGTCATCAGCTAATTTAATTATATTAGCTTCAGTTGCTCTAATAGCAAAATTTCTAAGTTGAACATTATCGTCATTAGCAAGATCTAAGAATAATTTAGGATTATACTTAGCAAATAAGAATAAGTCTCTTTTAAGCTCCTTAGAACTCATGTCTGACACTTTAGATCCTAACTCCACACGTAGTATTGCTTCACATTGATCGATGTCAATGTTTTTAGCAACGTTTAAAGCTTCTAGCTCCATTTCTAATTCAAATAAATCATCTTTAGCATCTTCTTGAATATCTTGCTCTGTATACATTATGCTTAAAAGCGGATGATATAAAGATAATATTTTTTGAAGAGCTTGATTTTCTTTAGTAACTAATAAACTTCCTTCTTTAAATCTAATATGACCAAGCGTAGCTTCACCAGCTTGTTCATCTTTAAATGGAGAGTTTTGATTAGTTGCGTATCTAACTTCTCTTTGTTCGTTTTTTTCAGCATCATACCACAACAGTGGATGCCTTGCTGTATGTTTTGAAGGTATTTTTAATGTTAAAGGATTATGAGGTCCTTTTAAAAAATAAGTTCTGTCTTTTATTTCCCAAGACGAATCTTGAATTGTTTGTTTTTTAGCCATAATATAATATAATTTGATATTTAATAAGAGTAGAAGTTACCCTCGTCAGTTCAACGAGGGTAAATCTACTAGAGTAATTACACTCCTTTGAATAATACAAAGTTGTTAGCAGCTTGCACTACTAAACATCTTTCAGATAAGAAGTTAACTTCCATCGCATCAAGAGTACTTGTGAAAGCACCACCTGCTGATCCAGTTAACCAAGACTTCATACGACGATCTTCTGTTTGAGAAGCTCTGTATCGCACGTGTAAGAATGGTCTACGGATGTTAGTTCCTAAAATTTGATCGTATACTGTAGAAGTTCCAGCTGGCACTAAGATACCTTCGATAGAAGATGGTCCTGTTTGCGCACCACGAGTAGAAGCGTCATTTAAGTATTTCCAGTCAGTTTTATAGAAGTCATAAGATCCTCTGCGGAAACCACTAAATCCAAGATTTAATGCCATTTCTTCAGAATTTTCAAATAATCCATAAGCAGTACCACCTTGAGATCCTTGAGATACAGCACTTAGCATGTTATCAAATTCTAGTGAAGTTGAACGCTGTAAAAACAACATGTTTTCTTCAATAGCTCCTTGAGTATCTAAGTTTTTCAAAATCTCATCAAAGTCATCAATTCCGCTTGCGCCGCTAAATCCAACTTCAACATTACCTCTAGACTGTACAGCAGCGAATAAACCTTGAGTACCTTTAAACGTAGCTGCTAAAGCCGCTGATCCTGCCGCTGCAAGCTCACCTTCAATAACACTCATTTCTAAGTAATCTTCAAAACGTAAACGAGTTTCAGATTCAGCTTTTAAATACCATAAGTATCCAGAAGTACCATCTTCAGTAGCAACTTCTACCCAACCGATCTGAGCCATGTCAGAACCATTGATAGTATAAGTATTACGAATAATGATAGGTGAATTAGAAAACTGAGTAAATGAAGGATCAATACTGATGTTAGTAGTTCCAACAGCTGGATTAACGCCACCTGCTACAGAATTAGTCGTTTGAGATCCTTTATTAAATTCAGAACCGTATACAAAAATCTTAACGATAGCACCTAAACCAGCTGTATTTGCAGCAGTATAAGGAGCAACTGTTAATTGACCAGCAGTAGCGACTCCAGGAGCAGACAAACTACTAGCTGTAACGATACATTTTAATTCTTGACCAGCTCCATCCATAGCAACAATAGTTTGCCCTGGAGATACTACGTTAGTAATAGCCGGAAGACCAGCTGCAGCTACACGAACAGGAATAACAAGTACATTAGCACCTGCATTACCTACATTGTCATAAGAGATATGTAATCTGTTTTGTTCTGACCAAATAACTTGATCTGAAGTCATTGGCATTTCAGCTCCAACCATACGTAAGAATCCAGAAAGAGTTCTGTTTCCGTAACGCTCTACTTCTTGTTCGTAGATTTCAGGTAGATACTGTTGTGCAAAATCATTGGCGTTAGCACCGCCTGTGTTAAATGCTAAATAGTTTGTCGCTAACAGTTGTTGTTGTTGCGATGGTACTATCGAACCGAATTGTGGACTTAAAGCCATAATAGTTTAATTTTAATTGTTAAATTTTCTTGTTTTAATCTTAAGCTTTGAAGAATCAAGACCGCTAATTGCTTTTACTTTTAATCCATTAACAAATACATTACCATCTTGCGTTTTGCGAGGTTCTGTAACTATGTTTTTAGATTTAGCTAATTGACTTTTAATAGCGTCAGTTTTGCCTTGCTCATAAAAATGTTGTGCTATAGTGTCAGCATTTCTAGCTGCGTATAAAGCCTTATGATAACCTTTAGTATCTTTAATTTCTCCTTTATCATTTAAGAACGTCTTAATGAATGTAGAAATATCTTTTTGGTTATCTGCAACTTTGACTGGATCTTTAACGCCATATCTAAACTTTTTCTCTCCAACTTTAAAATCAAAACCTTTGAAATCATTATTAAGAAGTTCGTCTGTTTTGGCACGAAACACGTCTTGGTTAACCTTATTGAGCTCTTGCTCTTCGTTGTATCGGTTGAAAAAATCTGTAGCTTTTTGCTGCTCTTGATTTACTCCAGGTCTCAACTTGATCTCTGCATAGTATTCATCTTTAAGCGAATTCAAATAGCTTTTAGCTTTTGCAACTTCTTCTTTATATGCGAGTTTCTTTTTACGTATATCTCGCGCTTCATCTAAATCTTCATCAAAATTAAAAGTATCTTCAATTACAAATTGAATTTCTTCTGAATCTAAATGAGGCTTAGCTTGTTTGTAGTATTCTTTTAACAATGCTTCTCCATCTACATTACTGTAGTCGGCATTTAATCTAGCATAGTCATCTATAGTTCCACCTGTTTCTTTCATAAAAGAAACTAATTTCTCTAAGTTTTCTGGTACGTTTTGTGCTTCAGTTTGCGGTAGTACTTCTTTTTGTTCCTGTGAGGTGTTGGGACTTTCAGTGCCTCCAACCATTGTGATCTCCTCAGCGTTATCACTTTCATCTTCTACTAGTTCTAATGGAGATTCTACTTCTTCGCTTTTGATTTCAACTTTAGTAATCTCGCTGGACTCCCGTACTTGTTCTTCCACTTTAGGTATATCTCCGGTTTGTTTATCATCAACCACTTTTTCTGTTTCTCCGATTGAAATGGCATCTTCTGTTGGTTTTTTAGTTAAATCTACTTTGGTGATTTCTGGAATAGTGTCCATGTCTTTATACTTAGGCATGTGATGCTTAACTTTAAATTCACCTTCTTGTTTTACTTGTTCTGACATAATATAATATAATAAAATTAATAATTCACTATCTTGGCGTAAACTGCTCTAACCCAAATCCATCTAGATTATCATTACCTGATGATTCAAAATTTTTAGGTAATAAATCGTTTTGTCTTTGATCTATCAGTTCGCTTTGTTGTGTACCTTGCATTTGTAATCTTTGATCTTTTCGATCTTCTATTTGTGATTCTTTTTGAGTGTCTGCTTTTGCTCTCATTTCAGCTAATTTAATTTGATACGAAAACTCTTCGGCCATTAAACCTCTTTTTATTTGAGCTTCTTGTTCCATTCGTTCTATTTCAAATTGAGATTTAGCTTGTTCTATTTGAACTGTCGTTTGAGCTAGCGCTTGTTGTTTTTGTACTTCTGCGGCTGCTGCTTTTTCTGCAGACTCGCTATTAGCTTGAGCTTGCGCTTGAATATTTTGCATTTGTGCAGCTCTTTGAGCGTCTTCGTTTTCAGCTTGTCTAAACTTAAGTAATGTATTAGCTAGCTTTATGTTCTGTATATTTCTTATATCTATAGCGTCAGCTAGTTTAATACCTCCTGATTGCAATGCTATTTGTATGCTTTTTTCTAATTGAGCTTTATCTTCTTCATCTGGTTCTAAATCTAAAAATATTCCAAAGTCATGTAAAGACAAAGAGTCTATTTCTTGAAGAGTAGCAACATTAAAAGCATTTATACTGTTTAATAAAGAAGCTTTAGTTAAAGGAAACTGAAGCATATCACTAACTCTTAAACTAACATTCTCGCATGAACGTATAGTTAGATACATTAAAGACTGTAATATATGTCTTGTAGCTGTATTAGAATTAGCTGCTGCTAGTTTTTGTAAACCAACTAGCGCGTTTTTATCTGGAGCGCTACCATCTCTAGCTTCATTAAGCCCGGTTACATCGCGTATCATTTGTAAGTAATATTGATACGTTTGTATCATGGCCTGTATCTTAGATATACCTGAAGAACTTTGAAGTTCTTGAATAGGTATTTTACCTCTATTCATTTCGCCATCTTGAGTGAGCGATCTACCTACTATTGTACCTGTTTGAAAGTACATGTTTAATGCTTCTGCTGCGTTATAATTTGTTCCGTTACCTAAATCAACTTCAGCTAAACCATCAACATCTACATACACTCCATCTGGAACCAACCTAGCTAAAACTTGTTGTAATTTAAGATGCGTCAACTGAATCATATCAGCAAAACCAGTTGTTCTACTAACTATAGACTCTATACGTCCTTGATACATTCTAGGAGCAGATATAACGTAATTCATATTAACCTTTGTAGTATCGCCGTAAGGTCGTGTCATGTTCTCAGACAGTTCCCACTTAAGTATACTATCGCCCATGCCTAGTATTTTTGCTCCTGTGTATAAAACCTCTATAGATCTTGAAGCTCTTTCAAAGTTATCACTAGGCGGTGGATTAAAAGTATCTTGTTTTTCTAAGATTTTTTCTAGTCCTTGCTCTGTTTGTTTTATTTTAAAAACTTGATCTTGATACGTCTTGTATTCAAAAAACAATACTTGATGTTGATTAACATCACTATTAACCTGCCAATCGCTTTGAGCGTAATTCTGACGTCCTGGATATTTTTGTATTCTTTCTAACTCTTCGTCTGTTAAAGCTGGAAACAATTTTTTTATTTCTGGAAGAGTTATGCTTTTTATCTCACCAACATAATATATGTCTTCAAAATTAGGATCATCTGTAGCTGAATAAACTAAATTAGCTGGATTTACATAGTCTATAGTGATTCCTTCAGCTAAATTAAAACTAGTCTTAACCGCTGATATACCTAACACGGTTAAATCATAAGCTAATCTTTTTTTAGTTTCATCAAATTTATTTGAATCAAGAATGTTATTTATAACTTCTTCTTCAGCTATCTCAATGCTCTGCTTGTAATTAAGTTGCATGTATAAATCTAACTCGTCTTGATCCTTGGGAAGGTTGTCGGGATCTGTTGAAGCAAAGAAATTTTGACCCGTTGCTTGAGATAGTTTTTCTATTGCTGCTTTATTTTTAATGTCACGCATGGCATTAGAAGCAAAATCAGTACGTTGTTTTAACGCAAACGGATCAGAGGCAAATGAATTTAATTCATATCCTTTTTCTGTCATACCATTAACTACAATATCTACAAACTTAGATAATACAGGTATTGGTTTCCAGTCTAAATTTAAATAAGACAGATCACCATTATTTGACAATTCGTCTTTATATTTCTGCACAGGCTGTTCGCCTCTAGCATATAATCTTAGTCTATTAAAGTTCTGGAAATTATAGGAAAACCTATTCTGTCCACTGTTATTTCTAAACCACTCTTGCTCAATAGCGTTTCCAACAGCTAAACCATATTCAAATGATTTCTTTTCTTCTTCAGGTACCACCTGATCTGGAAAGATGCTATTATTATTAGTATAGACCATTTATTATATTATTTTTGAATTTTCACCTGTATTATTGTATTTCCTAAAACCTAAAGACACTTTTGATATAACTTTCTGTGCCACAGGTGTATATCTATTTTTATTGCAAGCCATTATAGCTAAACCTGAGCTTATAGAAGCATCATGTTTTGTTCTGTTATTTATATTGAATTTTTCCCAGTCTTCTAATGTTCTTTGAAAATACATATTACCATAACCTTGATCTTGTATACCTATATGGTGTTCTATATAATCTTCTATCGCGGCAGCGTGAGCTTGTTTTATATCCTCACTTGAATTAGGTATTCCACCTATTTCTCTTTCTGTAACAGATAATTTATGTATAATCTTATCTGGTCTATTCATAGAATATCCTCTATAACCTCTTCTTTTTATATAGTATAAAAGTCTAGGTTTATTATTCTCTGCTAATATTGGCATACCATAAAAAACCAGAGCCATTAAAACGTCTTCAAAAAACATTTCAGCAGTTTGTGGTCTAGCTATGTATTCTAAAAAGAATAAATTAGGAGGAACGTCTTCCATTGAAAACTTAGTTAAACCATGCAAAGCACCGTTGGATCCTCTGCCATCTACCGTTCCTGATATGTCATAACTATCACAGCCAAATGCACCGCAATGATCGTTACCTGGATATTTTGTATTGTTTTTTAATATATACTTATTCTGCAAATTACTTGGAGGAACCCAACTAACGAAAAATCTACCATTTTTACTTGGTAAAAACATTACCCTAGTATCTTTAATCCCACCTTCCCATTGAAAATTACCCTGTGTAACAACATTAGTATTACGAAGGTCTTCATTATAGTCTATTTGCTCGTATATTTTAGTTAAATTAAACAAAGCTTGCTTAGCTTCATCTCTAAAAGCATGCTTAGTTGTTCTTGGGAATTGTCTATAGTATTCATTTAGACCGTCTTGATCTGTTTTCAAACCATCAACTTCATTTTCCCAATGAGAAATAACACCTATATCTATATCTTCTCCATCAATACCTTTAATTGGTTTTTTTGGAGTGTCGAATACAGGAAATCCATAAGTATCAATGTATCCTTCGTAGTTCCATTCCATAGGTATGAACAAACTATATAATCCTGAACTAGTCTGTCCATTGCGGTTTCTTTCGGTGACGTCCGAAGCTTCGTATAATTTCTTAAAATTTGCTCCACCTTTATCTAATGCGTTTGAGGTAGAACCCATCATACATTTTCCTACTATTTTTCTACCTAATCTTAAAGTTGTTTTCGTAACCCTCCAGTTGTTGAGGATGTTGTCCGGTCTCTCCCATTTACCCGATTCATCATGGACGAGGAGTTTGAGCTTCTCTCCATCGTACGAGTTGTCACCGGTATTCTTCCAGTCGATCGTGGTATCAAGACCGTCTTGTATCTCCTCGCTGGCTTCTTTAATCGAGTTTCTTGTGAGTCGCTTAGACGGTACCTTGTAGGATAACTCCGTCTTTGGTCTTTCCATACCGTCTTGTACGGGTTTGAAAAAAAACGGGTAGTTAAGTGATATGGGTACAACCTTGTCTGTAAACATCTTCTTAGCATCAGCTCCCGATTTAGAGAGTATCCCAAACCTAGCATCTCTTGATATTGTAGCGAGGTTAACAGTGTCTGCGGATGCCATGAATGAGAATCCAGAACGACGGTTCTTAAGATAGCACATTCCGTAACTGCGGTTGTCTGCCTTGCAAGCCTCCCAGAATATATAGAATAATCTGTTTGACTCCCTAAAGTCTGCTGACCCCACATCAATTTTAGTCCACTGCAAGTACATGTACTGAGTACCAGTAATATAAGTAGGAATACCTTTGTTATAATACCAGTAACCTTCTTCACGCTTGATAAATTCTTGGTTAATATAGTCATACCATTTATCTTTAAACCCTTGCGGGTATTGATTCCAGTCAAAAACTGTTTGTATTTTTTTTAATTCTTCAGGTAGTTTTTTAACTTCCCAGAATTGTTCGTTAGCTTTTTTAGATCTTTTATATACTTTTTCAGATAAAGGTAATGCTATTTTTAAATTTTGAATCTCGTATATTTCACCTATCTTACCTGTCTTGCTTATAACAACAACATCGTGCTCTTTGTTATATCCGTAATCCCATTGGTTGTAACGATTTTTTCTTTTTACAATATGAGGTTTTATGTGGTCATCAACCACGTTATATAGATTTTGAATATAAATCATTTTGATCTACCTTCTGCAAATCCTTTAAAAGCTTCTACTTTTGCTTCTAATGGTTTGTCATTTAAAATATTTTCTTCAGCTTCTATCCTAGCTAATATTTCAAAAGCATCAAATATAGCTAACTTTTTAGTAGCGGCAGCATTTTTAAGTCTATCAGCCGAGATATCATCTTCTGAGTCTACGATCTTTTCTTTTGCTACCTTTATAAGTTCTTCAACTGCTATTTGCCCAGCTTGGATTATATTCAGTTTCGTTTCCTTTATTTTCATACTTAATTAAAATATCATTTGATTGCATACAATAAAGTACCTCACCGTCAATTAAGAACTCAAACTCTCTGTTCTTTTTAAATCCGACTAAATCTCCATTGATGATTTTAAGAGCTTCTAAGGTACTATTGCTATATTTAACTATACCAATGCACTTTTTAAGCTTACTTAAGTTAGAAGTATCCTTATCAACCACAGGCTTAATAAAGCAGTAGTTATCTAAGGTTTCCCAAGAGCTTTTGCTCTTTTTCATATAAACTTGATCGATAGAAGCAAAGCACATGTCATCTTTAAAGAATTTAGTGCTATTAACTGACTTACCTTTTAAATTGTAATATCTTCTAAATAGATTGTGATGAACGATAACTCTATCACCTTTATTTAACTTAGTTTTATAAGCTAAAGGCGTGGCTACTATTTCTGCTTCTCTATTCACAAACTTATGGTCAGATATACTAGAATTAACTATTAGTTTTTTATTGCCAATAGTTAACTCATTGTTATATCTTTCACCTATAGGTTTTACTATGAATTGGTGAATACTATTCATTAATATTCTAAATCGTATTCAATTGATACTGCCATGTTTTTATTAAACTTCTTCCAAGGCAAAATCTCATCACTCTTTTTTATATGAATATTATACGATTGCTCGTTTTCTTCGAAAAGAATATGAGATATTGTATGTCCTCCATATACTGATTGACCAACTGCATAATGCATAGCATCATTTTTATAATCAGAACCAATGCTGATTTTTCTTATGATATTGTCCACTATTTTTCTTTTTCAATTTCAGTGTACGTTCCATCTTCTATGTTGATATTGATGGCCCCGTAAATATCTTCTAACTCTTTTTTGTACTTTTCAACATCATCAACAATCCCAGCATAATCATGCAATAAGCTATGCTTTTGAGTTTCTAAAAACCCAATATTAGTTAAAGATTTGTTTAGATCTTTTTGATGTTTTGTGATTACTTCTAATTGTTCACTTGTAATTTTTGATGCTTCTTTACTTTCTACTTTTTTCATTTGATTTAATTTAATTGATTGTTATTATTGTTTTTATCTAAGAGCCAGTAATCCTGATGTTGGACTTCCAGCTGCTGCAAGATTAACGTTAGTACACAGTACGCTTAAAAAAGTTCCAGCTGCTACACCTACAAATTTTACTTCATTAGGATCACTTGCCAGTGTTAAAGTTATATCACCTGCAGTTCCAGCGTATAAAGCTACTGGATGTTGAGTGAAATCCGTGCTTGGTAATTCTAAATTAGCAGTCGCTGGAGTGTATGTTATTACTCCTGTTATAACTGGATTTTGAACTCCAAAACCTTGTTTTAAAGCAGCTGAACTAAATGTAATAGTTTTACCTGCCGCAAAGTTAGGTCCTTTAGTAATTACTGTTATACTGGCTACCGTACCATCAGCAGCTGAGGTTACTTGATATAAAGCACCTGCAGTGGTTCCTAGTATGCTTTTAGTTGCTGAACCGGTAAATGTTCCACCGTCTGCATAGACAACAGCCGTTGAACTTGCAGGTAAATTAGCTACAGTGCTAACTAAAGCAGCGTTTGCTAACACTACAGTTTCAGCTTTTAGCGTAGAAACTAAAAGAAGATCAATAGCACTTGTAGTGAAATCACTTTGATTTTTTTGATACATAATTTTTTATTTTACTTTGTCTTTTATTTTTTCGTATGTTCGAAGACCTCCTAATCCTAGCATACCTAGAAGTACGGTCATTAAATGTTCCATTTGTAATGGTGGTGGTGCATCTGTAGTTTTAGTTATCCATATAAATAAATCTCTGATAACGAAGTTGTAAGCTAATGCAAACCCACATATCCAACCTATAAACGGTCGCCATCCGGCAACGAATAAAGTTCTATGTGAAGCTTCAGCTAGATTTATTTTGGTTTGAAGTTCTATTAATTTTTCAGGATCTAATTCTTTCCCTTTAATTGCTTCTCTTATTTCCCAAGCTAAACCTCCAGCTACAGACTTCCTACCTTCACCTCCTTTTAAAAGACCTAGTAGTACTTTCCACATTACAATTTAACTATACCTTTTGGTTTTGGACCATCAATTGGTTTTGCTTTTGTTCGGCTTATTTTTTTAGAATAACTCTTGTATGCCATTACCGCTTTATCGCTATTGACATCAAAGATTTTTTTACCTTTGGCGTCTAATTCACTTCTTTTTACCTTTGGTTCGTATCCTGGAGTACCTGGAACACCTGGAGCATCTGGATCAATAGCTGAATGTGGATGTTGGTGCACTGGAAAAGAGTTGTGATTTAAAGCGCTTGCTTTATCATCAACAGGCATATATTTTAATAAGTTTGAATGTTTTGACATGAATGTTCCCATGATATTATTTTTTAGTTTTAGTGTATGCTTCTTTTTCCCAAGGAAGGTTTTTAGCACCTTCTTTCATTGAAGCTCTTGAGTATTTTTTACCTTCCCAATACACGTTGTCATCATCATAATCTAATCTACCGTCTTTCATTTGCTGTATATGTACCATCTCGTGGTCTATGACGTCGTCTATCTGTTTAGGATCTTTTATTTTGTTATTTAAAGTAATGCTTCCATTGTTGTTAGCTTTACCTAATACACCATCTTCCATATCTACATTGTAAATAGGAGTGTTATCAGTACTGTAAGGCGCACCTTTCATTATAAAGCTCATAAATTATTGTTTATAAGGAAAAACTTTATTTAAAGTTTCTTTTCTTTGTTGACAACCACAGGGAATATTTAATCCCTGTGATACTTTGTCAACGAAGGTTTTGATTCCAGTTGCTTCTGTAAATTTCTCTACGCTATCGCCGAAACCTTGTGATTTTCTCATTATGCAAATACAGCTGTTCCCCAGAACATTTGAGCTCCATTTGGAAGCGCTACTGTAGCTGCTGCTTGGTCATTACCTAAAGAACAAGTAGTTACTACGCCACCTGGGTTAGCCGTTATAGCTGAATGTACTGCGTCTTCTAAAGGATTTCTTTGTCCGTTTACAAATGCTGGAGCTACTAAAGCAGATTGACTAGTTGAAGGCTGAAGAGTTAAAGATGTGTAACCAGCGATAGTATTTCTACCAGTAAGTCCAATAACTACACTAGATTGAGCTCCTGCTGCTCCTGCTGCTGCTACTGTTGTGATGTCGTCTACGTTTATCAAGATCGGTGAGATCGGGGCAGCTGGTTGAGTAGCGCCTGTAAGCGTAATGTTAAATTTGATGAATTTTGCCATTGTGTTTGTTGTTTGTTGTTTGTTGTTTGTTGTTTGTTGTTTGTTGGCTAGGTTTTAGACAGTCCTAATCTGTTTTTATTCGTAATCTTTTTTGGATTTACTGTCATCACCTTTTTTACCACCATACATCATAGCGGGTGATTCTTGTTTTCCATACATAGATAATGGAGATGAATGAGAATGCTTAGACATAAATGAACCTCCACTAGCGTGTGAAGCTATAGGGTTATCATTCATTAAATTTTTCTTTTCTTGACCTGACGATTCAGAACCGTAGCCTTTGTTTAGGTTTTTTACTGGAGTTTTTTCTTTATACATAGTTTTATTTTTTAGTGTATTTGCAAGCGACATTTATATTGGACCACCTGTCATGTAAGCCACGGCAGGATTATTTGATGGTTGTAAACCTTTTTTTCCGCTTAGATTAAGTAAAGGTTCTTCAGCACTCATTTGAGCTGGCGCATCAGATATAGCTTTTTTTAAGTGATCTGGTAGTTTATTTTGATCTCCTACTAACGCTCTTTGAGCTGGAGAATCGTGTTTATAATCTTTGTCAGCATTATGAAGTTGCTTTTTAGCATCATAAATTAATTCACGATCGTGAATCATTTCTTCTTTTCTTGAGTGTCTTGCGTTTCCGGTATATTGACCGTAATGTCCTTTTTCCATTGTTTTAGTATTTATGTTTGTTTAGCATTTCCATCTTCTTCTAGCAGCTTTACCTCTTTCTCCGGTCCAGCCTTTTGATCTAGCACAGAAAGATTTACGACGTTTAGCGTCTTTGCTCCCTGGTTTAACATCTCCAGTAACAGCAGTTTTTAACTTACTACCTGGATTTTCTGCTTTATATTTTTTAACTCCTTTACTAGTCATACCAGCACCTTCTTCAGTTGTTCTGAAGTTTCTACCTTTACCTTTTGTAGTTTTTCTTACTTTAGCTAATGGAGAGTTGTGTTGTATATAAGGCATATTATAATTATTACTTCTTTTCTTTAAGTTTTACCCATTTAGTTATTGTATACCCGATACTTATAAGTAATAAAATAACCTTTAGGCCAACTTCTATATGTGTCATACTTAAACCTAGCGTTATTGCATTAGTTCCTAATACTTTAAAATCCAAATGATTCATTTTTAGTTCATTCCTAATCCAGACTTACCTTTAGCTATCTGCGTTATTGGTCCTGCTTTATACATTGTAGGGGCTTTTAAAACCTGCATACCTGTAATGCCAGAGCTAGATCCAGATCCATGTAAACGACCTGTTTGATCTAACGGTCCATCCCATATTGCTGATTCACCTACTACTCCACTAGAGCCTTTGTCTGCTTTTTGATGTGCTTTGTCGTTATGCATAATTTTATTTTTTTGTTTTTATTGATTTTAACATTTTATCAATCTTAACTGCTTGTCCTTTATGTAGTGCAGAAGCTTTTTTTAATTCAGCTGATATTTGTTTTAGTTTTTTAGCGTCCATAGTTTTATTTTTTACAACCAAAGTTGTTAGCATAATTAGCCATTTTTCTAACGCTAGGACTATACTTATCTTCACTAGCACTCATAACTGCAGAAGCAGCACTGCAAGCATCATCAAAACCATTTGATTTAGCCCACTTAGTAAACTTACCTTTGTTCTTGTCTTTTATCTCAGGAAAACCTTCTTTGTAAAATGGTGATTTCATTAATTAGATTTTTTATATTTTGGGTTTGTAGAGATGTTTCGCTCAGCATCACCCCATGTCATTTTAAATTCTTTTCCTTTAGACGGTCTTATTGTATCTATTTTAGTTGGATTATAGTCTTCGTTTTTAGAAACCATAAATTGACTTTTTTTGTCTCTTTTGATTTCTCCAACATCTTGAGTATAAAGTTTAGGGTATGAAGTTTCCATGTCAGTTTCGTCCATATAGTCACCTTCTTTGTAAGATCCTCCTTTTTTTCTATGAGTATGCCCTTCATAATCATTCGCATGCCCTTTATCATGTAAAGGTGTACCTAAATTCATTAAACCTTGACGCTGCATTGGAGAACCAAATATAGATTCAGCTTTCATTTTACTTTGAGGGTTAAAATCAGCACCTGGAGTAGCATAAGGATTTCCAATCGCTGCCATATCAATAGCTCTAGCGCTAGGTTGTGAACCTTGAGCTCCTATAATAGGCTGAGCGCCTAAATCGTTTTGAGCTTGGTTCGGTGGAACTGCTCCTGGGTTTATTTGTTCGTATGGATCCATAGTATCTCCTATTAGTTTATTTGGCGAACCGTTCATATTAATGGCTAACATTCTTTTTCCGTCTTGAAATCTTGTTTTACCTCCATCAATAGTTGTGTTGATGCCTGTTCCTTCTTTTTTTCTATATTCAGTTGCAGCTTCATAAAACTTTTCTCTTCCACCTGGACCTTTAAATCTTGCATCGTTTTGAACATTGTTTCTATTACTATCCCATGCATTCTTATACGAAAAAGTATTGCTTGATTTTGACAAATTAGAAGGTCCATCAGGTTGAAACTTTCTGATTAGGGAGGTCTTCAATTTTATAATTGGTAGATTTGACGTAACGGGTTCAGCAGCTGATTCTTCTAAACGACTTGTATTAGATACGTCTAATTTCTCTTTGTTTATTTTATTTTGTAATTTTTTACCTTTAGC